TCATCTGGAGTTACTGCACGATTTTGTGCTGCATATGATCTTGGCGCATTAAAACGAATACTTTCTGTGTCTTCACGATCAGCACCATTATTGGCAGGATCGTTTGTTGTAATAGCAACAGTAGCACCAGAAATTAAAGTTGATCCATTATATGTGAATGATCGTGCACCATTTGGTGCTTCTAAACTAGATACAAAATAATCTAAGTGAACTACGTTACCAGCTTCTAGTGCTTTACCAAGATTATCATCTCCGAATGTTAGTTCATATAAACCATCATCAATTTCTTTCGTCCAATATGCAAGAGTGCTATTATCAATATCTACAAGTTCTCCTGCTTTATACCATGTCTCATAGACGTTGGAAGAAGAATTTTCTTGTACTCTAACCTTTAATGTAGCAAGATCAATACCAAGGTTTGGTATAACATAACGTGTTCCAGCAGAAACATTATATTGATAAGAAAGAGGAGTACCTTCAATGATAGAAACATCAGCAAATGTGTATGAATTGGCTACTCTATTCACAGTTATAGTTCCCTGTGTATAGAAAGTATATGTCTTTCCATTTATACTACTTGTGAATGGACTATATGAAGGTAACGATAAATTTCCAGGAGAAGAAGTTCCACCAGAAACTACTATATTGACTGTTGCTTGAGAACATGTTGCTGATCTTGGAGAATAACCAAGCATCTTAGAAATAGAAACTACACTGTTACGTTTTCTAGCAGAATCAAGAAACATCTCATTAATAGACATGTTATTGTACAAAGCATTATAATGCGTGTTGTATGCTAAAACATCTATTAAAACTGACATAGCAGAACCTTCAAAATCGTAATCTTGAAATTCTGTCTGTCCTTTTAAAAAATTCTTTAAGTTTCCTTTGATACCATCAAAGTCTAACTCTGTTACGGTGATTCTTTTATTTGCCATTTTATCGTGTTCTCTCTAGCGTTAGGTCAAGAGTTAGTGGTCTTGTTGTATTAATAACTTGAAATTCTATAGAAACTCCAACTGAATAAGAATCTTCATCTACGCTAACTATTACATTAATTAGCTCTACTCTTGGCTCGAAGTTATTAATAGTATTAATAATAGCCTGTTTTAGGGAAGCTGCAAGTAGAGGAGTTGCTGGCTCGAACAGTAAACGTCTAATAGGACTACCAATTTCACTATGAAATGGTCGTTCAAAGTTGTTGGTTAGGATAAGATTTTTTAGCGCAGTCTTTATGGCATTGTCGCCATATCGACGTGTCAAATCCTTAGTCACTGGGTGAGCCGTGAAATTGAAGTCTAGATCAGAGAAGATTCTTGTATTTCTTGCCATATTCTTATTTAGGTTACTCTACGTTCGTTTTTGCAGATCCATCTTTTACTTTATCACCACAAGAAATTGAATCTCCAATTCTTGCTGCAGCCTTACCTTCAAAGAAAGTTTTAGATGCACCAGAACTTATATTTCTAGCACTAATAGGATGTATACTACTTCCCACCTGCTGTTGTGTGAATTTAGAACCAACTAGTCCTATAGCACCCTCTGCTACAAAACTTTTGGTACATACTTCAGTAGTCAATGCATTTGCAGGTAAACCACAAGATGCATCTGACATAGCTCCCTTATACGTTACCTTAGCCATTATGCTTTATTCTTTGGAGGTATTGGATTAATTAAGACGAATCCCTCAGGTATCCCTTTAGCATTTCGTTTATAAGTTGTGTCATTTACCATAGTGAATGCCATCTTACGATTACCACCTGCTGGTGATCCTGGGGCTTTGTAGCTAGAATGAATCCACACTGAAGTCGGATTTCTATATTCTAAAATCATCTGATCATATGTTACTAGTGGTTCCATCTTCTGAACGAGATCATATGTTTTATTACTCACATCTGCACCTAGTAAACAAACATCAAAACAGTGTCCCTTACAGTGATCTGATGTTGCGCTCTCATAACTAACAACACCCTTTAATCTATAACCAGAAGAAATAGTCCATTGTTTCTTATATCCACTTATGCCGTTTGGAAGAACAGCTAGATAATTTTCAAGTAGATTCTGAGCACTCATCGCTAAATTACAAACAATTTCTTGAACAGTATATAATCTTAATGGTGTATTAGCCGTTGGTTGAAGCATTTGGTCAACAAGTTTATGTTTTCCATTAACACCACCATCCATTAACATACCCAATGTAAAATTCTTAGATATCGTATAGTCATTAGTGAAATTCTTAGTAGTATAGATTATCTTACAATCAGCAGCAACTGGTTTAGATTGTGCTCCACCAGTTGGTGTTGGTGCTTCTTCTGTTGCAACAGGTGCTGGAGCATTAGGCTCGCCCTTTTGTGTTTGTATTTGTGATTGCTTACGACCTTCTGGTGTATTAAAATCTTCTGGGGTTTCTACTGCAGCCTGTTGTTCGAGTTCTCTTTCTGGAGGAATTAAATAAGGAATAGTTGGATTTAAAGGTTGCCCTGCTGGTGGTGGTGTACCTGCTACAGTAGAAGGTGTTGTTGCGCTAACACCAAAATTACCTCGACTATAATTAACATTCATAACACCAGAAGAATTAATATCAACAGTTCCACTCGATCCTATTTTCATAGCACTGTCAGCTAACTGATTAATATTTGCAGCCTGAACATTAAAATCACCAACTGCCTTAACATTAAAATGACCACCAACTGCAATATCTACATCGTTTGCCACTGCAAGTGATACATTATTTCCAACTCGAACATTTGCATTAGACGAGACTTCAATGTTTGCATCTGATCTGCAGAATATATTTGCGTTTCCATCAGCAGTTAGATTATATTCACCAGCCACATGGATAGAACCATTTCGTTCCATTAGTGTGAAATTATCACCAATGATATAATTTACCTGAGTTCCATTTGGATCAATCTCAGTAAATGTACCAGAGCGATGATACGTATGTATTCTCTCATGTCCAGGACTATCATCAAATTCTTGAATGTGACCAGACTCAGTTTCCATAACTTTATTGAAAGGATATTTTGAGCCAAAGCCATTATTTGGTTGATCCCATGATCCTTGATCTACTGCTTTCGGCACACCCTTTTTTATATTAGAATCTTTTTTCTCTATAACAGTTCCAGTAATTATACCACGTGCCAAACGATTTGTGTCTGGCTCATTAATATATGATTTTAAAGGATACTTATTATTTGGATCTCTAAATCCAGTATTATCTGAACCTCGTTTTTTAGATTCTGCAGATGGTCCAGGAGTTGGAGAAGATCCATCTTTTGGTGGTGTTGCTGCTTTTGTTCCTGCGTCTTTTTCTACTACACCACCTGCTACTTCTCCATAAAAATATTCATAATAAGATAATTTACGTGCTGCGATATCTGGTGAGTTAACACCAACTGCTTTTTTAGCAGCATAAAAATATCCAGGATGATCTGTTGTTTTTGCAGAAGATGGCACTCTGTCTTTAATATAGAGAGCAGCAACTAAAGCAGATGTATTAATATCAGTATCAAGTGAGTCAGGATTATTGATAAGATCTAAATTTAGACCCATCTTGTTTGACATGTCCTGATACTTTTTATAGTTTGCTTTACCAGTTAACTGAATAAATCCACGACCGAAATACTTACCACCATCTTCATCTGTTTGATTACCAAGAAAGTTTTTACCACGTGTAGTTGGTCCATAAACCCAAGAGAAAAATTGTGCTCTAGTCATTCCCTTTTTTGATGCTTGTGAATATTGTTCAGCAGTAGCATCAGTCGCAAAAGAAAATATTTGTTTCAGACGATCTTTACTGTAATTATAACTTTCTAATTGTGGGATCCAACCAGACTCACCACCAGCAATACCAAGCAGCGCACACTTCTGTTCTCTGGTAGTTAATCCAACTTTATCACATGCAGCAATAAGTGCTTTGATGCCTTCCTCCGCTTTAGCAGGATTTAGAGATGCACCTTTTGGTGGTTTTGTAGGTATTGCAAGATTAGTTTTCGTTGGTTGAACTGGAGATTCTCCAACGGTAATTGGTGTTCCATCTCCAGAAGTAACTGGTTTTCCTGAGCCATCTGTCAAATAATTTT